AAGTGTTAGATAATACTGATAATGTACAGAAATCAAATGAAGATAATGGAAAAATAAATAGATTACAAAAAGAGCTAGAACAAGAAAAAGCTTATTGTAAATTCTGGAAAGAACTAACTTTAAATCTTAAATCGTCATTTGAGGGACTTATAAACAAAATTGAGGAAGGAGATATAAATATTGACAAAAGTAATTAAGAGAGATTGTTCAGAGGTTGATTTTGATAAATCAAAAATCTCAACTGCAATTCTTAAAGCAATGAAGAATGGTTCAGGCATTGTAAAGCCAAAGATTGCGGATGACATTGCAAATGAGATTGAAGAAGAGTGTAAGGATAAAGAAGAAGTAAGCATCTCTGATATTGAATCAATGGTTTATGATAAATTGATTACTAAGAAGCAGAGACTTACTGCAAAAGCATACGAGGGATATAGAAGTATTCGTGAGTTTCAGAGAGAAAACGAGAATACAATTGATACAGAAATCACAGAATTATTGAGTGGAGAAAGTGACTATTGGAATAATGAAAACTCTAATAAAAACCCAAGACTTAATACAACACAAAGAGATTATTTAGCAGGAATTGTAAGTAAAGATGCATCAAGAAGGTATATCCTACCACCTGAAATAGTACAAGCTCATGATGATGGATTGATTCATGTACATGATCTTGATTATCTTATTCAGTATATGAACAACTGCTGTCTTATTAATCTTGAGGATATGTTACAAAACGGTACGGTAATTAGCGAAACATTGATTGAAAAACCACATAGTTTTTCTACAGCATGTACAGTTGCAACACAAATTATTGCACAGGTCGCTTCAAGTCAGTATGGAGGACAGAGCATTTCTTTAGCGCATCTTGCTCCATTCGTGGATATTTCAAGACAGAAAATTAAGAAAGAAGTAGAACATGAGTTATGTAGCATTGCTAATACTCTTTTAGAAGGAAAAGAATTAGAGAATGTAATTAATAAAATTGCAGAAGAACGCTTGAAAAAAGAGATTGAAAAAGGTATTCAGACAATTCAATATCAAATCACAACACTCATGACAACTAACGGTCAAGCTCCATTTATTACATTATTTATGTATCTCAATGAAGCACATAATCAGAGAGAAAAAGATGATTTAGCCATGTTAATTGAAGAGGAACTTCGTCAAAGTTATCTTGGTGTAAAAAATGAAGAAGGTGTTTACATTACACCTGCATTTCCAAAAGTTATTTATGTTCTTCAGGAGGACAATATTCATGAAGAAGATAAATATTGGTATCTTACTGAGATGGCAGCTAAGTGTTCTATGAAGAGATTAACCCCTGATTATATCTCGGAAAAAATTATGAAAGAGATGAAAGATGGCAACTGTTATCCTGTAATGGGGTGTAGAAGTGCTTTAACAGTATGGCATGATGAAAACGGTAAACCGAAATTCTATGGACGCTTCAATTCTGGTGTTGTAACTGTATCATTGCCAGATATTGCATTATCATCAGGTGGAGATTTCAATGAATTTTGGCGTATATTTGACGAACGTACAGAGTTATGTCATAAAGCATTAAAGATTAGACATCGAAGATTACGTGGAACAAAGTCAGATGTTGCTCCTATTCTTTGGCAACACGGAGCATTTGCAAGACTTAAAAAAGGTGAACCTATTGACAAATTACTTTTTGGTGGCTATTCAACCTTATCCCTTGGTTATGCAGGACTTGCTGAATGTGTTAAGTATATGACTGGACATTATCATTGTGATGAGGGTATTGGAGAAAAATTCGGTCTTGAAGTAATGCAAGCATTGAATGATAAATGCTCTCAATGGAAAATAGATGAAAATATTGATTACAGCTTATACGGGACTCCATTGGAGGCGACTACGGAAAAGTTTGCAAAAAAACTTAAAGAGAGATTTGGCATTATTGAAGGAGTTACAGATCGTACATACATCACAAATTCTTATCATATCCCAGTATTTATACATATTGATGCCTTTGAGAAGCTTCGTATTGAAGCTAAATTCCAAAGATTAAGTCCAGGTGGAAGTATTTCATATATCGAGTGTCCAAATATGGAGAATAATATTCCTGCTGTACTTGAAGTGATAAAATTCATTTATAACAATAATATGTATGCTGAATTAAATACTAAGAGTGATTACTGTCAGAAATGTGGATGGAGCAAAGAAATCAAGCTTATTGATGAAGGTGGTAAGTTAATTTGGGAGTGTCCTAATTGTGGTAATAGAGATGTAAGAACTATGGATATTACTCGTAGAACTTGTGGATACAAAGGTACGGCACGTAATGAATGGAATCAGGGTAGACTTGGTGATATTCATGATAGAGTACCGCATCTTGACGATATTGAGGAGGAATAATATGAGATATTCAAGTATGCGCAATCTTGATATTTCTAATGGAGAGGGAGTTGGAGTCTCCCTCTTCGTCCAAGGTTGTCCATTTCACTGTAAAAACTGTTTTAATTCTGATACATGGGATTTTAATGGTGGAAAAGAGTGGACAGAAGAAACAAAAAATAAATTTATGGAACTTATTAATAGACCATATATTAAACGAGTGTCATTTCTTGGTGGTGAGTGTTTAGCGGATCAGAACCTTGATGAAGTCCTCAAATTAGTCAAACAAATCCGTATTTCATATCCTGAGAAAACCATCTGGTTGTATACAGGATATAATTTTGACCTTTTAAATTCCAAATATAATGAATACAAATATACTCCATTTGCAGCAAATGCAGATGAGTGGCTTATACGTTGGGAGATAATTTCTAACGTAGATGTTCTTGTAGACGGAGAATATATAGATGAGCAAAAAGATTTCACACTTGCTTATCGTGGCAGTAGGAATCAGCACGTTATTGATGTAAAGCAATCTCTCGATCAGAACAAAATGGTTTTGCACTGTGATTAATAAGAGGAATACAAGTATGACATCACAAGAAAAAATACATGAATCAAACGAAATAGTAGTCATTAAAAAGCTAAATGATGGCTGTATTGAAAACGAAGTTGCCGAAAAATTAAAAAAACATGCTACAATTCTAAAATATGATATGAAAGAACTTAAGCAGTACCGCACAATCGGTACAGTGGAAGAGTGCCGAGAAGCAATCAATAAGCAGATACCAAAAACACCAAGTCATAAGTATATTAAATATGGTAAACATAAATGGCAAAGAGATGAAAATGGCGAAATTGATGATTGGTCTTGGGACTATGAGTATTGTAATGGTGTAACGTGTAAAAGATGTGGTAAGCAAGTATGTGTACATTGCAATCCAAATTACGATAAACTTGAAGATTGTGAAGTAAATATATACAATTGCCCATCTTGTAATAAAAATGTTTACCGTAACCAAAAATATTGCGATTGTGGTCAGAAATTAGATTGGAAGAATCAAAGGAGATAAAATAATGGAGACGATTAAGATTAAATATTTTGACAATGAGATAGATAAAATTAAGAAAATCAATAAAGGCGATTGGGTTGACCTTCGTTCTGCCGAAACAATCCATCTGAAGAAAGGTGAGTTCCATCTAATTCCACTTGGAGTTGGAATGAAACTACCAGACGGATATGAAGCCAATATTGTGCCTCGTAGCAGTACATATAAGAATTTCAAGATTTTACAGACGAATTGTTTCGCTGTCATTGACAATTCATATTCGGGAGACTCAGATGAATGGAAACTTCCTGTAATTGCTATGGAAGATACAGTAATTAATAAGAATGATAGAATCTGTCAGTTTAGAATTAATAAAATTCAGCCAGAGATTGAGTTTGAGGAAGTAGAACATTTGGATGAGGTATCTCGTGGAGGCATAGGTTCAACTGGGAAGGCGTGATTATGGAGAATAAAATTCTATCTCAGCAAGACTTATATGATGTTTTACCATTTGGTAAAACAAAAGTATTACAGCTAATTAAATCAGGTGAACTTCCATTAGTAAAAGTTGGTAAGGATTATATTACAACATTTAATTTATTGGAAGAATGGATAAAAAATCATATAGGCGAAGAAATCTATTATTAATTGATTGTTAATAAAGGCAGGAGTATAATATAATTATACAAATGCCTTTATATTGTTATAGGAGGTGGAATATATGAGCAATATAATGGCGACTGTAAATAATATGACAATTT